AGTAAACCTCTATACAACATATCAGATTTAAGGTCCAGAACTTAAGGACTTGAAATAATGGCCCGTGAAACTCGGCCCGTTCCCGCGAAGGTGTACTGCCGCGCGATCGTTACCAAACAGTAAATAGCGACCAGTTCATTCACTTAGAAAAGTGTCTCTGACCAATCAAATCATGTCAGTTGAAACTATTTTGTAGTGGTTCCGCCATTCCAGTCGAACCATCAAATATTTTTAAAGACATTTTAATTAATGTCGACAAACCGCATAAATTGTCAGATTTGTGTGGATTATTCTAACGGATTACTGTTAGTCTTATTTTCATGTTAGTAACTTAGAAAGTATCAGTTCCTATTCTTTTTAATGATGAAATAAGTAGAACGCATGATTGCAGCTGCTGCCACAGTTTGCAAGATCCTCAAGTATTCTGGTTACCATATGGTTTAATAGTCGAAACCCAACATAATCATATTGGCTTTATATTTGAGTAAACCCTTTCCTATTTAGGAAGAGATGGGGTGGGAGCAGCCCTCCTATTATCTCAGGTTTCACTTCGTCTGCCTAATTAAGCAATTACGGCAACATCGAGCTTGTAAACTCTTTGAGACGAATAACTATTGCTTGCTACAACGATTAATTCTAATGGGATGGAAGACCCTTCAAATCTTCCCCAAACCACGCAGGATACTATCGGACATTCCGGTGACATCTCATCTGCGTATACTACGACGGACACTTCCACAACCGTGGCTCAAACCACAGTGTTTAGAGATTCAAAAGCCTCTGAAGCACTTGTTGCTGAAGTGCCTGTGTCTCAGACTGAAGATTTGGACTTTACTCATAGTATAATTCAGGTCTTGGCCCGCCCCACTCTTATTGATGACTTCAATGTCGTCACTACTGGAGCTACTATGCCTATCTTTGATAATGCTCGTGGCCCCATTAGATCCTATCGACTCCCTCATGATATTTTACAAAAAGGCGCTAAAATTCTTAAAGTTGCCAATTTTGAGTTCATTAAGTGTAATATGGTAGTTAAAATTATGACTAATGCTAACCCTTTTGTTGCTGGTAGATATTGGATTTGTTATTCACCATATGAAGAACGTAAATTATTTCCACATAGATGTATTAATAAAACTCGAGCTGCTGTTACTTCCTATCCAGGAGTTGAGCTCGATTTACAAACTAATAATTCAATTACTATTCAAGTTCCATGGTCAGATCTTCGTGACAATGGATCTTTGACCTCAGATTTCCTTAATGAGCTTCAATTGCATATTTTTACGCTTTCACCTATTTCAGCTGTTGGTGCATTCAATGTTAATTTTCAGGTTTTTGGGTGGTTGGAAGATGTAGAACTCAGAGGCCCCACAGCCTTTGGTCCTCTCATTATTCCTACTGTTCGTGCAAATCTTCAAATTGGTAAAGAAGCTAAAGGCCCCATTTCTGAAATTGCATCAACCGTTGGTACAGTTGCAACTGCTCTCTCTGGTATTCCTATTATCGGAGATGTAGCGAAGACTGTTTCCTGGGTCAGCTCTGCTGTTGGCTCAGTTGCTTCAATGTTTGGCTTTTCAAAACCTATTGAAGGTTCTGGAGCTATGCCTATTGTAAATATACCTGCTCGTGCTTATGGTCATACTAAGGCTACTGATGCTAGTGTAGTCCTTGGTCTTGCTAATGATAATGCTGTGTCTGAAGCCCAAATGAATTTTATGACAGATCAAGATGAAATGGCTATTGAATATATTTCTAATCGACCTGGTGTTGTTTCTATTGGAACGTGGCTTGATAATGCTATTCCTAGTGCTATTATTGCTGTTATTCCAGTTGGCCCACAGGTTACTACTAATAGATTGGCTGTTGTACCTGCTGGTACAGTGATTGATCTAACTAATTTTGAGTATATTTCATCTCAGTTTGCTCGTTGGCGAGCTGATATTTGCTTTAGACTCTCTATTGTTAAGACTCCTTTTCATGCAGGCCGCATTGAAGTAGCATTTGTCCCTGGTCATGATAAGACTATTGATAACACTACTGATTTGACAAATTGTTACCGCCAAATCCTTGATATTGCGAATGATACTGAAATGACTGTTAATATTCCTTATGTATCCCCTTACCCTATGTGTGGTTATCAACCGCGTAATTCTGGACTTGATCCTCAAAATGAAGCTCCAGGATATTTGGTTATACGTGTTCTTTCTCCTCTTGTTCACCCGGATACAGTTTCGGCTGCTATTCAGGTGATCATTTGGAAATGGGCGACTAACGTTGCTCTTGCTGGTCCTGGTGATTATAGATTCCGATCTATTACGCCACCGGCTCCATTTAAAGATCCTGTTAAGGCCATTTTACAAGTTGCAGGTGTTGGTAATGTTTCAAGTGAGAACAATCTTTTAGTGTATCAGGCGATGAATAGTCGAGATAAAAATCTCGAAATAGCTCAACTCGTGTCGGGTGAACTTTTAGTTAGTGCGCGCGCTTTAACTCGTGCGCATCGCAGAAAACCCACTGCTGTGACGCCGGGTGAAATTATTCGAACTACTGTCTCAGATGAAACTGGTGGCTATGTTTCAGCCATGGCTAATCTCTTCTGCTTTTGGAGAGGAGGTCTTGCTTATAAGTTGTATAATCCGTTGGTGAATACAACCCCAGATGTTCATATGATTAGGACTCAATTACAAACTCAAACTTTAACTACTGCTCCTAATCTCAACCCTATGTCACATACTACGTATACGAATCTCAATCCCTTTCACGAGGTTAACATTCCATATTATGCATGTACTCGTCGTTCTCTTACGAACGATATCTTAACCGCTGCACCGAATCCTGCCGTTACGAGTATTCCTGGAGTTTTGGTCACTTCTGATCTTCCCACTCTAGATATGCTTGTTGCTGGGAAGGATGATTTCACCATGGGTTTTCTCTATGGTGTTGGTGCCCAATACTATCCTGGGATTATTTAGATGTCGAAACCATTTAAGTCTTTATAATTCCAATTTTAGGTATTGAAGTTACTCTCCCTGAGTGTCGCCCAGTTAGTTTGAAATAAGCCCATAACGGACCTTGGTAAAAGTCAAACGCCCAACTAGACAACAGACTGTTAATTTCAATTTAGGTATTTTGGTCTTGAGCTCCCTTATTAGCTCGTAAGTTGTAGGTTTGGGGAATACCTACAATGATAATCTTACTATCCCTCACATCAGTGTGTAACCCTGGACAAGTGTTATAAAAAGGTTGGACACCTTAACGTCTCTTGTGTCGACAAGTCAAACGACAACCAGTATTATTCTCAAAGATACGTAAAGGATCTACGAGAAAAAGCTAAATGGTATAATACCTTTGTGCCGAAGGATCTTAGCGATAAGATTTCTTCCAAACGCCGAACCTTGGACCGTAAAACTCAACGTGATGCCAAACTTCAAATTTTTGGTTTGGAAAAGGTTGGCGGCACTCTTGATTCAATCAAGAATGCTACCGATTCTCTTTCGACCAGTTTGCCTAGTTTTACTAATGCTGCACAGAATGTTGGTGATATGACTAATCATATTTCTAGCATGCTTTCTAGCATAACACATTATTTCGAAGAGACCACATGTAAAGTGTTTGATCAAGATATAATTGGAAAATTGATGAATGTTATTAATATTATTGTTAATGTTTCTTTTGCTAATTCTGAGTCAAGGCTCAAATCATTCTTTTGGAATGTTTTTACGAGTTTTGGCAAAGATATTTATTATGTTATGTTAAATGCGTGTAATGTTGGTGTGCGAGCAGAATTGCAAGCTAACGGGATTATTTCCGATATTTGCAGTTTTGCTAAAGATTTTCTACTAGAATCGAGTTTTTCACTCCCATTTATGGGATCTCTTTTAGCTATTTTGTTCCAAATTTGCTTGGGTTTACCAGGCAAGATGGATTTTAAATCAGCTATCAAATTCTTTGGAGATAGATGCAAGAATCTTAAGAGTATATTTGATTTCACTAAATCATATCATGTTATGTTCGAAGGAATAGTTTCTTATTTGATGAAGAACATTTTTGGTGTTCAATATGTTGAAGATGGTTTGAATGATTACTTGAGTGGATTTAGAGAATGGGCTGTTTTAGTTCTTTCTCTTAATGATGCGACTGAACCTTTGGCTGTTCGTCTCGAAAAAGATGAAAAGCTTGTTTACAAGATAGATAATTTGTATCGTAAAGGTATGGAATATGCTAGTCAGATTGGGGAAAAACGTATTGATTCAAAGACCTCCGTTTATTTTCATAAATTATTTAAGGTTGCTGAAGAAGCACGTAGACTCTGTGATTTCACTGGAGTGTTTGGAAATAGACCTAGGATGGAACCATTAGTTATTCAACTTTTTGGTGAATCTGGTGTTGGTAAGTCAGGTATGTCTTGGCCACTTTCAGTAGATCTTAATGCTCTTTTTGTTTCCAATATTGAGGAGGCACAGAATTTTTCAAACAATGTGTATTTTCGAAATACGGAACAAGAGTTTTGGGATGGCTACGTTGGACAGAATATCGTGACTTATGATGATTTTGGTCAGCGTGCTGATTCTTCGACTGCTCCAAATGAGGAGTTTATGGAGCTTATTCGAGCTTCGAATATTGCCCCTTATCCTCTTCATATGGCTGATTTAGTTGAAAAGAAGCGAACGAAATTTAATTCTAAAGTTATTATTTTAACTAGTAATATTTTGAATCATAATGTTTCTTCTCTTACTTTTCCTGACGCATATAGACGCCGGATTGATATTTGTGCTCAAGTTAGAAATAAGCGTGAATATATAAAATCTGGATTCTCTGCTACTGAGAATGTTGTTAAGGAAAGGTTGGATACTACTAAGTGTGATGGACCAGTTGATACGAATGTGTATGAAATGATTTTATTTAATGCTGAGACAATGACTGCATTGTCTCCTCCTGAGTGTTTGACTTATGACCAATTCTTAGAAAGGTGTCTTGAATTGGCTCTTGCTAAGATGAGACGATCCAAAGACATAAATACATGTCTCACAGAGAGAATTAGTTCTACTCGTTTTGAAAGTATTCGTTCCCGCTTGCAAGGTGTGTATTATGATGCTCAGACTGATATTGTAACTATCGAGGAAATAGATGAAGCTATAGAATCTTATAGAGATATAATTACTCGATATATTAAGCAGTTTTCAACTTTTAAGAATTTGCTTGTTATGTTGGGTGTTGTTTTGGCCGGTCTGGGTATTTGGAAGTTATTTTCAAAATTTTCTCGATCTCGTCGTCATACCGTTGAAGCCTCCCAATCTGGAGATGCTGTGACTGTGAAGGCTAAACGAATTAGAGTCGAAGCTACTAAATCTGGCGATGCTATTACTAATAAGAGTAAGAGAATAACCGTGGAAGCTACCCAATCTGGTGATATGAATACTACTAAGTCAAAAGTTATCAAAGTTGAGGCTAATCAATCTGGTGACAATCTGACAATGCGTGGTAAGGTTATTAGAACCGAAGCTAATAGTTCCGGTGATAATATAACTATGCGTTCAAAGAAACCCATTTTTGAAGCTACCCTCAATACTTCCGATTTAGAAATCCCCACTCTTGGTTCACTCCAAGCGTGGAAAGATGCGACTGCTCAAGATTTAATTTCAACTAGAATCATTTCTAATTTGTATAAAATTGTTAGAGTACGTGGTGGAGTGAATATGTTGAATGGATTGTTTGTGCGTGATACTCTAATGCTTGCGCCTAGACATCTCAATTTAATGTTGTGTGAAGATGATGAAATTGAAATTTCCAACATTTTTGGTTCTGTGTTTAAATTGCCCGTTTCTGATTTGAAATTTGTCGGAATATCTGATGCTACTGGTGGAGAGAAAGATGCTATGTTGATTCAATTCCCGCGTTATGTTAATAGTCATTGTGATATTGTAAAGCATTTTCAAACTATGCCTGAGTTATCGGAGAAGAGTGCGAATGTTGCCCTATCTACTATACGAGCTGTTAAAGACAAGATTGCGTTAGTTATTCTTGGAAATACAATGGCTCAGATGAAGAGTATTTCCCTCGACACTGAACATGGAATTCGAAACATTAGGGATTGTATTGAGTATAATCTTAATACTATTAATGGTGATTGTGGTTCCCCAATTATTTGCCAGGAGAAGAAATTTATCCGAAAAATTGCTGGAATCCATATTGCCGCAACTCCCGATGGAACGTCTGCGTTTGGTCAATCTGTGACGCAACAGGATTTGTTAAGAACACTTCAATATTTTGATAAAGTTATTATTAATGATTCTGATGTTTTGGCGAATCTTCAAATTCATTCGGAAACTCATGATCTTCCTTTAAATAAGGAAATTGATTCTGGGTTTCTGAAACAATTGTTTGGTTTGGCTGCTGATACCTTTAGTTATTTGGGTTTGTGTGATAAGACGGTTTTCACTCCTAATAAGAGCGATTTACGTCCATCTGTAATTCAAAACCTAGTGACTGAAATTACATCTAAACCAGCTTATTTATCCCATCCAAAGGTAGATATTCTTAAGAAAAATTTATCTAAGTGTGGTATTAACACCCCCTATATTCCTTTTGACGAAGTAGATAGAGCAGTGAATGAGTATAAACAGAAATTGATGACTAACCCAATTGAACCTCTTCGTAGAGTTTTAACCTATGAAGAGTCTATTGGTGGTAATGATGTGAGTGCTTATGTGGCTGGTTTGACCCGCTCAACTTCGCCTGGCTATCCATGGGTTTTTAACAAAACTAGTGGAATGCCTGGCAAAACAACCTGGTTTGGAAGCTCTGAATATGTCTTTGATGAAGATGTTAAAAACAGAGTTGAAAGATTAGAGAAGTTGGCAAAACAAGGTATTCGTGTTCCATTTGTTTGGACTGATACTTTGAAGGATGAGAGAAGACCTATAGCAAAAGTAAACGAATTGAAAACTCGTGTATTTGCTGCTGGACCTATGGACTATTTAATTTTATTCCGTATGTTTTTTTTGGGCTTCATGGCTAACGTCATGGAGAATAGGATTACCAACGAGCAATCGATTGGAACTAATCCTTTTTCATCTGACTGGACAAGAACCGCGAAGAAGTTATCCCGTTTTGGTGATAAAGTCTTTGCTGGTGATTTTTCAACTTTTGATGGCACCCTCAACTCTTGTATTATGTCAAGATTTGTGGATGTAATCAACGATTGGTATGATGATTGTGAAGAAAATAAGACTCTTAGGAGAACCTTGTTTTTGGACATTTATAATTCCAATCACTTGTGCAGAAATATATTCTATTCTTGCACACATTCTCAACCTAGTGGTAATCCAATTACCACCGTATTGAATTCTTTCTATAACTCAGTCTCAATGCGTATCGCTTTTTATCGATGTGCAAAGAAGGCTGGAGTTACAAAAGTTATTTTTGACGACTGCGTATCTATGGTCTCTTATGGAGACGATAATGTGGTCAACTTTAGAAGTGACGTTGTTGATTGGTTCAATCAAAATGAGGTTACTGAAGCTTATGCTACTTTCGGTATGATTTATACTGATGAAGCTAAGTCCGGTAACATCATTCCTTTTAAGACTCTCGGTGAGGTCGCTTATCTTAAGCGTTCTTTCCGTTATCTTAACGGCCACTGGTTTGCGCCCTTGGATCTAAGTACATGTTTAGAAATGTGTAATTGGATTCGAGATTGCCCAAATCATGAAGCCGCAACCTGCGAAAATATTGAAAACGCATGTCGCGAACTTTCCATTCATGGGAAAGACGTATTTGACATGTGGAGTCCCAAGTTAGTTTCAGCTTTCTATAAGAAAACTGGAATTTATCCGACCGTGAAGACCTATTCCACTTATATGGAAGACCTTTTAGAAGAATATTAATTCGGCAAACCTTAACTGTCTGCATTGACTATGCAGTATGTCTACACCACTGGTGATCGTTTGTCGATCTCAGGTGATGCTTTTCTTTTCCCAAGTGGTTTTAATGCCCTTTAGGTGTGGAACAGTTAATAGTGGTCAGCGTGAAATATCGTTTGATCAAATAAGTCAAGATCCTATGTAATTCAAAATGTAGCATAGATACGTCTCCCTTCTGG